GTTGCTGAACGCCAGCCAGAAGCGGTGCGGCGTGTTCTCGGTGAAGAAGCCCGCAGCGACCGACCAAATGGTGTCGTCGATACCGCTGGCCTCGTCGTAGATCAGCATCACGCCGTCGAAGTTGTGGACGCCCGCGTAGGCGTCGGGGTTCTCAGCCGACCACAGCCGGCCCTCGACGCCCCAGTAGCGCGTGCCCATCTTGAGGTCGCGCTCGACCAGCTCCGTCAGCCACTTTGCCGGCATGACGCGCGTCGCGCTGACCTCAAACCAGTGGCTGTTGAGGCTCATTGAAAGCCACTTGGTGATCTCGGCCCAGGTGACGGAGCGAAGCTGCGCCTCGCTATTAGCCGACACGATGGTCGTCGAGCCGATCCTGGTCGTCAGCATCCAGATGACCAGCCAGGAGACAAGCGCCGACTTGCCGATGCCGCGGCCGGACGAGATGGCCATGCGGAAGGTGTCGAAGTCCACCTTGCCGTTGTTGCTGCGGATGTGGTCAGCCAGGTTCTGCAACACCTCGCGCTGCCACTTGCGCGGCCCCTGGAAGTGTTCCAGCGGCGTGCCTTTCTGGCCCCACGGGAAGGCGAACAGCACGAACTTCAGCGGGTTGTCCTTAATGGCCGGCGTCCACAGCCGGCTCATCAGCTCCATCTCGTCGTCGGGCGAGTACTTAACCGTCTGCACGAACGCGCTCCGGGTAGGGCTGTGCGTCTTCGATGGTGGTGACGGACTCTGCGGCGCCCTCGATGACGCGGCGCTGCGCTTCCTGTAGCGCGTTCGTGATCGAGATCGTCTGGTTGACCTCGACCGTCACGGCCTGCTTTGCCACCCAGCCGTGGACGTGCTTGAGGATGTCCAGCGCCGCCTTGGCGTCGCCCTCGCGGGCGGCGGTGTGCAGCACCTCCGACATCTCCATCTCGCCGTCGGCGCGCCCCTTCTCCTCGGCCAGCGCCGCCAGCGGGTCGAACTCGCAGAGGCTGCGGTACTCTGCGGGGCGCATTCCGGCGGCCAGCGCCAGCGTGTCCCCACGCAGGCCCTTGCGCGCCGCGTTGTAGATGGCCTCCAGCCGCGCTTCCGTCGCTTGCAGCCGCCGCGGCTCATACGGGAGGGAGAAGATCGACATGCCCGCTTGTACCATGTTGTGTGACGCGGGTGCAAATGGCGCGTTGCAACAAGCTGTGTTGCAAAAAATTTCTACGAAAAAATTTTGTTTGTAGCCCCTCCGGCCCTGGACCGGGCGGCCCGCCGGCCCCCTCCCCCCGGCTGCCTGCATTATACAATCTATTACAGGCAATGGGCCGCGGGCTGACTGTATACGCCATACAATCTATTGCACATCGCATCCCGCCAGGGCCAGGCGGTATGTTATAACGTAACACCACGCCAGGCGCGCAGCCAGCTGGCGCCAGCGTTCGGCAGTTTCGGCAATGCCGAAAGCGATCAAGCCGAGACATTCAGCGTTCGGCAGTGTTCGGCAGTTTCGGCTATGCCGAACGACGTCGAGCAGAGACATGGCACTGGCGCGGGCAGGATGCGGCGGTGTGGCGTCGAGGGCGAGCGGGTTTCGGCAGTTCGGCAGTTTCGGCAGTGCCGAAAATGTTAGCAGACCCCTAAACCTATAATATACTATAGGTATATATACCTACTATATCTAAACAATATATCAACAGCACTACCGAAACCGCCGAAAGCCCGCGTTACCGCGTTGACATAGCGGCGCTTTTTGGTTCGGCAGTTCGGCGGTTTAGTTACCGCACAACCATACCGAAACAGCCACGCAAACCGCCGAAATCCCGCGCTAGGCTAGAATAAAATCCTACGCCGCCTGGCGCCGGAAAAAATGTGCAGCTGGCGCTACATTTTCTGTTGCAATGCCTGTGGCGCATCCTAATGTGTCTCGTGTCGCAACCGATTAGGAACTGCACCGATGCACACTCCCGCCCGCTTCGCCTCCAATCGCGCCGCATGGCTGGCGCGCAAGACCATTGTCGCGCGTCGCAAGGCCACGAAAGCCGCGCGCGAGGGCCGCGCCGCATGGGCCGCGCGATGGGACGCGGCCGCGCTCGCATGTGCCGAAGCGTGGCGCGATTATCTCGACGCGCGCTGACACTCGCGCCCGCGCGGTCCTACGGGGCCGCGCATGGCGAGCGCCAGATGCTCGACAACGCAAGGGATCAGACAGATGGACAAGCTTTTCGAGGTTAAGTTTCGGGGCGTGTCGGAAGTTCATGTTTACGCCACCAACAAGGCATCCGCCGTGGCGCAGGCGCGCCAGTATTGGTCCGAAGAACGTCAATTCGCTGTGCGCGCGCTGGACATTCCGGCGGTGCTCGGCGCGCCGCAGTACGTCGAGGCTATCCCGGATTTTCCTTATGTGTGGCTGCACGAATGACGCTCGCGCCCGCGCGCGGTTCCGGCCGCGCGCATGGCGAGCGCCAGAGGCTCGACAACGCAAGTGAGAGGACCGCAGGGACATGCAGAACCGTATCTTTAGTGTCGACAGCGCGAAGGCGATCAAGGCGCAAGGCTATGGCTATCTAAATGCCATCCACTACATGGCGCCCGCTAGCGTCGCCGGTGTCGGCGACCTCTGCCCAAAGGCAACCGCAGGCTGCCGCGCCGCATGCCTTGGCTGGTATTCCGGCCAAGCTTCAATGGTCGCACGGGATATGGATATCAATTCCGTGCGCCAGTCTCGCATTGATAAGGCGCGCCGGTTCATGCGTGACCGCGCGGCCTACATGGCCGATGTGGTCCGGTCGATTGAGCTAGCCGAACACAAGGCGACCCGCATGGGGCTGCGCCTTTGCGTCCGTATGAACGGATCCACGGATATCGCGTGGGAAGGCATTGCCTGCGAGCGCGCGGGCGTGCGGTACCGCAACCTTATGGACGCGTTCCCTCATATCCAATTCGTGGATTACACCAAAATCGCGAGCCGCATGCGGCGCGCGCTGCCCGCTAATTACCACCTCACACTGTCGCGCAACGAAGAAAACGACGCGACTGTCGCGGATATCGTGGCGCAAGGTGGCAATGCGGCCGTCGTCTTCGATCGCGTCCCCGCCATGTGGAACGGCATGCGCGTTATCGACGGGGACGCGCACGACCTTCGCCACCTAGACCCGCGCGGCACCATTGTCGGGCTCACGCCGAAGGGTGCAAAGGCCCGCCGCGACACGTCTGGCTTTGTGGTCCGGGTGGCCGCATAGTGCAATAGAAAGGGTTGCGCCCTACGGGGCGCACCCTATATGCTTCTTCTGTCGCAACCGATAGGACATCACACCATGGCCGATTTAGTCGCAATCGTGAAGGCAACCCGCCAATCCGCCGCCGCCCTAAAGCGGGCGCAGGCATGGGGGCGCGCCGCAACGCAAGCGGAGCGCGAGATGGACGCCGCTGACCGCGCCGGCTTTCGCGCCAGCGCCGAAGCGGCTCACTCGCGCATGATGCAAGCGCTGCGCCTCCGCGAACAGAACATGGCGCAGCATGAGCGCGCCCGCGCCTTTCTAGACAACAACCCGATCTAAGGATCCGCACACATGCAAACGCTCCGCACCATCGCCTATGCCGTCACATGCGGCGTCATCACCGGCCTCTGCGTGACCGGCTTTTGGGCTCTGCTGATCGTGACGCCCTAACACCTATTGCGTCACGGCACACATAACGCTAAACAGTCTTTTGCGACCACCGCACACAAGGGACCACCGACATGACCGCCGACATCGACACTGTGACGCTAGAAGATGACGCCATCAACGCCGCCATCGCCACCATACAGGACGCGCTAGGCGTGACGGATGGCGGCTTCGCCGCGCTGCATTTCAGCGGGCAGGAGGGCGACACTGTCCGCGCCATCCTGCGCCGCTACATCGCCGCCGAAATCGCCAACAAGGGAGAGTGACACCATGACCGACCCAATGGACGACCTAACCGTTGTGTGGCGCCGCGACCCGCGCATCGGCATCGTCGAGGACGTGCAAATATGGGGCGGCACGCCCGAGACGGGCACCCTGCTATTCGACACCTCGGCCTGCGCGGATCCCGACGACGCGCTGGACCACCTCCTGCGCATTGCGTCCGATTACTACAAGCACGATCCGCGCGACGATGGCGACGCGCTGCCGCCCGATCACGCCATCATCGCCGCCTATTGGGACCACCTCGCATGACCGACCGACCCACACCCGCCGCCATCAACGCCGCCGCCATTGGCGGGCGTCTCGCGTCCATTCTGGACCGGCTGCAAGCCTTGCACGCGGACGCTGAAATCGCCCGCCTCCCGCAAGGCGTTGTGATGGGGCTGCATTGGCTTTGCGAGGACGCCAGCAGCACACTGGCGCACCTGCATGGCATGATGGCCGAGCGGACTAACGCACCGTGATCCTAGACCTACTCATCCGCGCCGTGGCCATCGCCGCGGCCGTCCTACGCAAGAGGGGAACACCATGAGCGAAGACATGCACCACCGCTTTCGGGGCGACGATCTGCAACGCTACCGGGCCGCGCTTTACGCCCAATGGCGGGCCGCGCGCGACGGCATCACCATAGCGGACGAGCGCACGCACCCCGACCGGATCACCGTCGAATATGACGATGAGGACCGCGCGAAGGCCGTCATATTCTACGCGGTCGGGATCGATGTCCGGGTGCGGTTGCCATGACCGCCCCCCGCCCCGACGCGTGGGACAAAGCGCGCCGGGGCAGGGGATGCGCGGGCCACGGGGGAGGACGGCCACAGCGCACGGCGGGCGCGACCACCGCAGCACCGCCACAGGTACCGTTACACACAAGGGGGATAGACCGCAATGGAAGTAATTGACTGGATCAAGCTAGGGCTGGCCGTCCTGCTGGCCGCCATCGGGCTGGCACTGCTGGCCGGATACATCCTGCTGCGCCGTATCGACGCGGAGGATGATCGTTGGCCATGATCCGCACCACACCGCCACCGTTTAGGACGATCCGCGTGCTGTGCGCTTCCATCGCCGTCCATGAGCATCTGTTGAAGCTCGCCCATGAGGGCGGCGAGGAGCATTGGCGCATCCAGCGCATCTTGGCCGACCTAGGCCGCCAACTGGACGAAGCTGAAGCCGTATGGGCGCGCCACAACAAACGCGAGCCCGCCAAGCCCGCCACGCAGGAGGCCCGAACATGACTGATATCGTTGAGCGGCTGCGCCAGGGCGTCTTCGGTGGTGACGAGACCAAGACGGACGCCGTGATCCATTCGCATATGCAAGCCGCCGCCGACGAGATTGAGCGGCTGCGTGCCGAGGCCCACCGCCTGCGAGGCGTGCTTGAGGAGATCGAAACCCCGCCGATTGACGTGATCGGTCACGGCTCATGGGAGGCCGTCGAGTGGATGATCCAGCGGGCCGCTGACGCGCTCAAGGCGCCCACGCCATGAGCCTGACGGACGACCTGACCGCCATCGCTGACATGGCCGCCGCCATGGCCGCCGAAAACGACCCCGCCCGCGCTGTCGTGGCGCTGGAACTACTGGCGCTGATCATGCCCGACCTAGTCGAGCGGGCGCGGCTGCTGGAGGGCCAAACGGTGCCGCCGCACTGGCGCCGGCAGGACTGGGACGGCCAGCCCACCGGCAACGTCATGCCGCTGCGGGGGTGCTGATGCCGGTCCACGCTAGTGACTTCATCGCCCGGCGGCTGGAGATCGTCACGCAGGGCCGCCAGCAGGGCCGGACATGGGACCAACTGGCCGAGGAGGTAGGGAACATCACCGCCAAGGGCCTAAGCGCTTGGTGGGCCAGCCAGACCCGCACGGCGCAAGCGCAAGCGCAATTCCGCGCCCGGCTGAAGCGTCCGCTGGACGTGAAGCCCAACACTACCCCGCGGGCTTGCCTGCGGTGCAAGAAAACCTTTGACAGCGAGGGGGCGCATAACCGACTGTGCGCCCCGTGCAGATACGCAACAACGTGAAGGGACGACACAACATGACCGACATCCTAACCATCCCGCCCGAGGCGCAGGCGTTCATTCTGGCCTCGCAGCCTGACGCCAACATGACCTGCCGCCAGATCGCCATACTGGCCCTGGTGGCTGAGTACCCCGGCGAGAGTAACAAGATCTTGGCGCGCACGCTGGGCGTGTCGGCGCCTGTCGTCACGCGCACCGCCGACAAGTTGGTCGAGCTGGGCCTGTTGAAGCGCCGCGTCTCCATGATGGACCGCCGTTTGGTCGAGCTGACCGCGACACCCGCCGGCGCTCGGCTGGTGCGCGAGATCGCCAGCGCGTGACGCAAACAAAAGCAACCGACAAAGGATACGGAACAATGACCGAGACGATCAACGTGGCCGTACCGGCCGATCTCCTGCCGCTGCTGCGCGCCATCGTGGATGATAACCGCGTCTGGCAGACCCGGATGCAACACGACTGGAGCGGAGTCCCTGAACCAAACGCCGCGCGCATGTCCAGCAACGCAGGCCGCCGGGCGGGGCAGTGCTTCGCCCTGCTGCAAGCAATCGACGCCGCCGCAGAGGCCGCACGATGAGCGACCGCGTCATGGGTCCTGTGCGCGAAGCCTTCGCGTACGCCCACCCCGAGCGGGTGCAGCTCGTCCTGCATGGCCTGGACCACAAGGATGACCGCGTGGTCGAGCTGACGCCCATACAGGCGCTGCGGCTGGCCGAGACGCTGGTGCGGTCAGCGAAGGACATCCTAGAGGCCGCCGCCGTCACCGGGCTGGAATACAGGGGCGGCTGATGCTGACGCAGCTTAACCCGCCCCTGCCGCTGCTCACGCCTAAAGGGAAGGCGTGGGCGCATCTGGTGATCGACTACGGCCCGGAAGCAGACCTTATGTGGGTCTGCTTCCAGGATGAGGACGGCGCGTGTTGGACTTGGTGCAACCGCGACGTCCGGATCCAGTCCAACGCGACGCTGGGCCGCGTCACCCCACGACTTTAAGATCCACGACCTTCGGCGCCGAGGGCTCCTCGATCATGCGCCGAAGGTCGCTCTTGCTGAGAGCCCGCGCAAGCTCAGGCGCGGCGAATATGTGCTTCTTCGTCCTGTACTCTCCCGAGTCCACCCGCCCGATATCCACCCAGCCGGCCTCTTGGATCGCGTGCAGCAGCGCCGCGGGCGGCACCTTCGCACCCGACGGCATCACCGCCTGGAGGCGATCGCAGATCGCGTGGAACGGCCCGCCGATCACGCCGCGGGCGAACTCACCCCGCCGCCCCCGCACCAGCTCGACGATGACGCTCTCGGCCATGCTCATGCTATGCTCGACCAGCGACGTCTTCACGTCCGTCATGGGCGGCGCCGCGCCAGGATTGAACGCCGACACGTCGCGGGCGTACAGCCAGCGGGCGATGGTAGCAAAGCCGCCTTCATCCTTGTACCAGCGCCACATCGCCAACGCTTCCTTCGGATCCATGCGGGTCGCCGTGGACCAGATCACAAACCAACGCCGGTCATCGCTCGACAGCGTGAGCGGGATCATGTCGTTGGAGAACGCCAGGACGAAGGCGCGGTTGAGGGTGTCGTAAGGGTGCAGGCCCTTGCGGTTCACAACCAAGTATTCCGGCGGGGCGGCGATGATCGGCTTCAGCCGGTTCGCCAGCGCCCGGCGCTCCCGCGCCTCCGGCTCCTTCAGTTCGTTCAGAAGGATGACTTCGCTCTCCAGCGCGTAACCCCACTGGCTGTTGATCGTGTCGCCGTCGATGAGGCCGCGGTTCACCAGCGTCGGGCCGCAGACCGCCCACATGAACGGCGCCCACATCGTATCCTTGCCGCTGCCGCCGTGGCCGCCGTGGAGGATCGCGTGGTTGATCTTCACGCGCGGGTTCTGGACCTTGAACGCCATCACGTCCCAGATGTGATCAAGGTCGCGCGGATCCGGCACCAGCCGGCGGCAATGGTCGAGCCAGCGCGTCACATCGCCGCCAGGCGACTTCGACACGTCGGGACGGGCGTTGACCCAGCGGTTGCCGTAGACCTCGGCGTTGCGCGACACCAGCACGCTCTCGCCGGCGGCGTAGGTCACGCCCACCAGGACGCGGGCGCCCATCGCCTGGCGGTTCTCGTCGTAGCAGGTGGACGCCTCGATCTTCTTGCCGCTGTGGATGGACCGGCAGGGGATGTGGCGGAACAGCGCGTTGAAGGCGTTGCGGCTGATCTCCCGCCGGTCCTCCAAGTCGAAATAGCAGTCGTCCGAGAGAACATAGGCGAAGCGTTCGTACCAGCCCGCCTTCTCGACCCGGCCCAGCTCCTTGCGGTCCACCTCTGCGATGATCTCGGCGGCGCGGTCGGGGAAGTTTTCGGTCGGCGTCAGCTTGTCGAGGGTGCGGGCCATCTGCTCCGCCAGCAGCTCGTCCCGCAGGCCGTGGCCAGCGCGGGGGCCGCCCTGGTCGCAGACCCACTGCAAGAACGCCTTGCTGTCCAGATGCTCGCAGTGGCCGTGGTAGCAGCAGAAGGCGCGGTTGATCGGGTTGTAGCGAGCCTCATTCTGGCCGGTCGTGTGTTCGGCGGCGTTCGGGCAGACGACGCCCAGCCAGCCCTCTTGGTTGGCCGCCGACAGGACGAGGCCCTGCTCGTTCAGCCACTCCAGCACCGCGTCCTTGCCCGTGTCGCGCAGGCGGAAGACGCTCTGGGACGCCGTGTCGGCCGCCGCTGGCGTGACGCCCAGGGCCTCGCAGATCTGCGGGAGAGTGAACTCGCGTTCGGGGTGGAACTCGACCAACCGCGCCTTGAAGCCGTCGCGGCCAGGCTTGACGTTAACCGACCCAGGCAGTCGGAAGTTGCGGACGGCGTTGACCGCACCAGGGTCTGTGTAGCCGGCCTCTGCGATGGCCGTCATGGCCGCGGTGAATTCGCCCTTGGTCGGCTGCTCCGCGAAGGCGTAGCCCCACTGGAACGAGTCCTCGCTCGACTGCATGATCCATGTCGGCGGCAGGGGCGGCGTCTTCGCCTTCGTCCCCACGTCGTCGAGCATCATCACCAGGACGTATTCGCAGCAGGCCGCCGCCGCTGACGGCTGGCCGTCCATGAAGCGGTCGATGATGAAAGAGCCGGTGTTGCCGTACCACGATCCGCCGTCGTGCCGCCGCTTGGACGGCAGGAAGGCGGGCCAAGTATACTTCAGCGTGCCGTCAGCGTGCAGCGCCTGCTGACCGTCTCGCATGACCGCCTTCTGCCGCACCACCAACAGCGTCTCACCCTTGGGCGCGAGCCCTTGCAGGAACTCTACGAAGTCCATCATCCTCTCCCCTATTTACCGTAGCGTGTCATCACCGCAGCCTCGATGTTGAGCGGTATCCCTGCCGCCCAGGCTGGAGGTGAACACATGATGCGCTGCATGGCGGCCTGCGCCGCCTCCGGGTCGTTCGTCTCGACCACCACCTCGTCATGGACGTGCAGCACGACGTCGTGACCCTCGGCCTCTAGCTGGCGCAGGGCGTGACGAAGCAGATCATGCGCGGTGGCCTGGGTCACGTTCTCGCACGCGAGCCCCTTCCAGAGCCGCGCGCGGGGCCACTCTGTCGCGTCCGCGGCGGGCTTCCAGGAGGCTTTCGCATAGGTGACGCCCTCGGGCTCAAGCCGCGCGAAGGGATAACAGAGGACGCGGCCGGAAGGCAGAGCATACCAAAGATGCTGGCCGTCGAACAAATAGGTGATGCGCCCGGCGGTGAATTCATGCCTGCGGTTCCGCATCGCCCGCGTGTATGCCTCCTCCAGCCCCTGCCAGAACGGCACCGACCAGGAGTTCGCCCGCCGCCAGGCGTCCACCATCTTCCTGGCCTCGCTCTCGGGCAGGTTGATGCCGTAGATCCGGCCCATGGCCGCAAAGGCGCCGACGCCGCCAGCGAAGCCGCAGGCCAGCTCCTGCACCTTGCCGACTTGGCGCTGGTCCTTCGTCACGTCCTCGACGGTGGTGCGGAAGGTCGCGGCGGCGTTGACCTTGTAGACGTCCTCGCCGCGTTCAAAGATCCCGAGCTTTTCGGCGCCGCTGTTCGTCTTCGACAGCCAGGGGTTCACCCGCGCCTCGATGGCCGACCAGTCAGCCGCGATCAGAACCTTGCCTGGGGCGGGCAGCAGCGCCGGGCGCAGCATCCCCTTCAGCACGTCGGTCACCCGCTTGCCGTAGGCCGGGACGATCTGGTGCCCCCGCACCATAGCCTGCCGGACGTCATCCGGCGCGGCGGCGCACTTGCGGGGGAAGTTGTGGACCTGAGCGCCGTAGCTCGACGCGCGGCCGGTCGCAGCGCCGCCAGCAAAGACGAAGGCGCCTCGCACCCGCTGGTCCTCGGGGTCGGCCAGTTCGGCCAGCCGGTTGAACTTCGCCACGCTGGAGGCCCAAAGATCGTCCGCGCATTGGATGACCTCGGCCACGTCGGGCGGTACCTCCTCCGGGTTCTCGGCGGCCAGGACCAGCAGGTTCGCCCGGACGTTCTTGTCGATGGACACCTTGGCCTCGCCGTCCTTGTGGACGACCATCAGCTTGCGGGCCTGCGGCCCGACCCGGTGTTCGACCCACGCCCGCATCTTGGGGCTGCGGACGCTGGTGATGGCGCCCGCCGTCACCTCGCGGACGGTCTGCTCGATCTCGACCAGTTCCTCGCCAGCGTAGCGCACGGCGGCCTGGCAGAGCGCCGTGTCCACCAAGACGCCCCGGTCGTTAATGCGCTCGTTGACGTGGTAGTCCAGCAGCTCCTCGTCGGACAGGTCGCGCATCGCCTTGCTGACGGCGCGCATGGCGCGGACGTCCTGCTCGCAGTAGGCCACCATCTCGGCCAGGAGCGCCGCGTCCTCGCGGAAGGTGCCGTCGGGGCGGGGGATCGACAGCGCGCGGATCAGTTGGGCGCCGCGGTGGTCCTTCTTCATGGACGCGCCAGCAAAGCGGCCCACGTCCTCCAGGCTACCGGGGCCGCAGTTGGCGCGAGCCTGCGCGGCTGTGCAGTAGAACTGCTCCAGCGCCG